AAGTTTCTGTAGCTACTTAATAAAAAGCTACATCGTTGGAAAAAACCAATCCACATTACAGGCCCTCTTGCGCTCTATTAAAATCTACTATATAAATCTTTTAAATAAATTGGTTATCGTAAAAAAATAACTGGCGTTTAGGAGGCGCTGATATTATGACAACACACTTTACTTCAGGAGTCACAAACGTAGTAACAGGAGGAACTGGTGAAAGACTAAAACAACCAGATCCAATTAAATACCACGTTTATCATGAGGACTTCGACAAATATACAGCTAGTGACTGGGTTATCACTACAACTGAAGCTGGTGGCGGAGACGCAACAGAAGCTTTAGGAGATGGCGACGGTGGTTTATTAGTTGTAACAAACGATGCTGCAGACAATGATTCTGATGAGTTTCAATGGGCTGGCGGTTCAGGCGGAGTAATTGAATCTTTCAAATACGAAGCTGCAAAAGGTCTATACTTTAAAACTAGATTTAAAGTAAGTGACGCAACTCAATCTGACTTTGCTATCGGTTTAATTATCACTGACACAACGTTTATTGATGGTACGACTGATGGTATCTATTTTAGAAAAGCTGATGGTTCTACTTCTATCGAATTAGTAATAGAAAAAGATAGCACAGAAACAACTGTTTCTTGTGGAACTGCAGCCGATGATACTTTTATGACTTTAGGATTTTACTATGATCCAAGAGACAGAAAGTTTCATGTCTACAAAGATAATGTAAAAGTTGGAACCGGCGTAGGTACAAATGCACCAGACGATGAAGAATTGGCTGTTTCATTTGGAATTCAAAACGGTGAAGCTGTTGCAAAAGTAATGACTTTAGATTACATTTCAGCAGGAAAAGAGCGTACAGCTAACACTGAACTTTAATAAATAATAGTGTGGGCTTAGGCCCACACAAATTTTTAAGGAGAAACAAATGTCAACAGACATAAAGGCAAAACACTTTAAACTTATTGGTGCATCAACTACTCACATAGCTGCTGCTCAAACTTTAGGTGGCGCTGGTAATTTTACATTAGCTAATACGACAGTAGGTAATTTACCTCAAACTATTACTTTTACTTCAACAGGAAATATTTCTGGTGTTGAAATGACAATCACAGGAACTGATCTTAATGGAGACGCACAAACTGAAGCTATTAATGGTCCTAATAATAACACGGTAACTTCTACAAATAAATTTTTAACTGTAACTCAAGTTGCAGCTGATGGAGCCGTAAGTACAAATACTTCTATTGGTATTACAGGAACTGCTACAGAAGGTATAGTTACACCAGGAAGAACTAGAATTAGAGGTTTACACGGAGTTAGTTCTTCAACTGCAGGATCAATGGTTTTTAGAACTACTTCTACTTCAGGAAGTATTTTATTAGAACTAGATACACCTAATCAAGATGATTTTATTGATCCATACATACCAGATGATGGTGTTTTATTTGATAGTGGTGCGTATTTAAATGTAGGGGATGGAGTAACAAGCGTTACAGTATTCTTTGATGGATAGGGGGTTAAATGGCTAACACTACCTCAGGCACAACAACATTTGATAAAACTTTTGCTATTGATGAAATAATAGAAGAAGCTTTTGAACGTATAGGACAACAAAACGTTGCTGGATATCAATTAAAAAACGCTAGAAGAACTCTAAATATCTTGTTTCAAGAATGGGGTAATAGAGGTATTCACTATTGGGAAGTAGATGAACTCAATATGGATTTAATTGAAGGTCAGTCAGACTATGATTTTTTTAGATCTAGTGATGATGGAACAAGTGCAGTTTCTACACCAGCAAGCGTATTTGGTATGTCCGATGTCCTTGAAGCACAGTTAAGGTCTAATAGAACTCAAACAACGCAATCAGATAGTCCCATGACAAAAGTAG